AGTATATGATAAAGAATTTGATGATTATTTTGATTCTTATGTTGAGCTTAAGCCATTGCTCAAGCGTAGATCTAATTAACACAGGCGCTGCTTTAGTTTATGGAGCAGAGAAATGATAAGAGAAAGCGATATAGCATATATAGCAGGATTATTTGATGGAGAAGGTTCTGTTTATTTTAAAAAAACAAAACAAACTAGACATCAAAGACCTGGTAAACCTATTCATAATGTAACAGTTATTAGAATGGAGATTGCAATGACTGATGAATCTATATTAAGATGGATTTATGAAGTTTTAAAAGTTGGTAAGGTTGGACCAAGAAAGGTTAGACCAGGTAGAAAAAAACAATGGCGTTGGCGATGTAGTCACCGTGATGCGTATTATGTATGTTGTTTATTGTATCCTTATTCACACGTTAAACTTGATAAGATACATAGAATTATAAATCATTATGATGGTAAAATTATGGGTGGCAACGTAGTTGATTTAGAATTGTATAAGAAAGCGATGGCGTTAGAATGAGTTGTTTAAGTTTACTGTTTGCAGTATCTCTACACGTAGGTTTAGAGAATAAATATAATAATCTACATCCACACGCGAGATGTCAACAAGATGCTTTGATATCCGGTGTGTTTTATAATAGTGAAGAAAGAATATCTAGCTATATTGGATTGCAACACGAAGGCTGGGAGTTAGGACTTGTTACAGGTTATACTTACGCTGATGTTGTGCCGATGATTAGATACAAGAAAGATAATTGGTTTATAGCTCCTGCCATCGAAAAAGATGGTAAGAAAGGACTGGTTATTGGCCTTGAGTTTTAAGTGGAATAAACAATTTGACTATCCTACGTCAATGCGGACTTCTGTTGAAGGTAAAAGACACTACGAAATAACTGGCGAAAAGTTACCAAGTGTTACAACCATCCTGTCTGCTACGCAATCTGACGAGAAGAAAGAATCTATTGCGAAGTGGACTGCTAAAGTTGGCGAGGAACAGGCCACAAGAGTCAGGGATCAAGCGGCCAGCCGCGGTACAAACATGCACTTGCATCTTGAAAGATATATCTTGGGAGAAGGACACAAGGATCTAACAGACGAGGGTCAGGTAGCAGGTGACATGGCTCAAGTGATTATTAACAAGGGTTTATGCGATGTTTCTGAAATATGGGGCAGTGAGGTTACCCTATATTATCCAGGTTTATATGCAGGTCAAACAGACTTAGTTGGTGTATTTGACTATGAGGACTCTATAATAGACTTCAAACAGAGTAATAGGCCCAAGCGTAAGGAATGGATCGACGACTATTTCATGCAACTAGGGGCATATGCTATGGCACATAACTTTGTATATGGCACTGAGATCACTCAAGGGGTCGTATTGATGTGTACTCCAGATAATTATTTCCAAAAGTTTCAAGTAAAAGGCAAGGAGTTTATTAAATATCAATGGAAATTCCTAGAAAAAATAGATAAATTCTATAATGACAAAAATAAGGCAAATAAGGCAGAATTGACATAATTAAAAAGTGAGGTTTTATGCGGTTCATCACCTGCCTATAGGTTTTTGGATATTGTTAAATTTGCAAAATGGGTTCTCAAAAAGAGAGGTGATCAGGCACTTTGGTGATCAGCAAGGAATACCAACGATTCTAGAAGATAGTGTAGTTTAGAACGATTCTAAAATAGGGGCCGCGCGAGTACTTTGGATTTGAATTTTGCATTTAAAATTTTGAAAAACCTATAGGGGTCTGCTATATGGTACTCATGCCCAAAAAAAGAAAATTAAACACAACTATTAAGAGCAATAATGATATACCTTATTCAAAGTATAGAGTTGAATGGGTTGATTGTGTTAGCGATTCTGGTTGGGCAGATGAAAAAGAATTTAATAAAATGAAACTAGCTAAACCTGTTAATGAAGGTTGGATATTTTCTAAAGATAAAATATCGGTTAAGATGTTTGCCTCTTACGATAAAGAAGATGATGGTAGTTTTACTTTTGGGGATCGGACGATGATTCCTCGTTCTTGGATAAAGAAGATGACGAAACTTTCTTAAGTCTTGGTAATCTTTTTTCTTTTACTTTTTCTTTGATATTATCAACGGTTACATCTTGTAGTAATGGTGAGTATTCATCTAAAATATTTTTAAGTTCTCTTTCCATTTCATCCTTACTCATGTCATCTAATTTACCTGTACGTATTATTTTTTGTTCTACGTATAAACCTGCTGCCTTACCTCTTGCTACCTCTGCATTGTTAGCAGCTGAGAAGGCACCTTTTTTAAGTGCAGCTTCTCTAATTTTACCAAGTTCTGATATGTGTCTTTCATAAGTCACTTCATATTTCTTTTGATACTCTTCTCTGATCTCACCAATGTATTTAACTACAAGTGGATATAGTTTTGGGTTTCGTAATTCTGATGCTGTTACTCTTGCTCTATCTGGTGAGTATCCTGCTTCAATAGCACATTCATAGGCAGTCTTTCTACCTTCGTTTGTTACTAATAAGTTTGCAAACTTTTGTTGCATTTCTGTTAATCTTTTTGGTACACCCATACTTGACTATTAACGTAACATAGAGTAAAAGTCAATTAATGATAAATGCGAAAGAATTAGCAAGACAGCTAGATAGATTTTTAAAATCACCAACATGCCAGGATGCTAGAGTGGTTGTTAAGTTACCACAAGGTGAGTTTCGTTCTCCTGATGGTCAGTTCGATATATTATCTATCAGTTTATTTGAGAATAATATAATTGGTGCAAGAGAAAGTCATAGACTTGTGATAGAATTATCTACTCAACAATCATGGAAAATGGGTAGTGTTAAGAAAAAGTTATAAACATTCATTACTGTAAAAACATATGGGACCTGAAGCTAAATTTTATAAGTATTTTAAAAAAAATACACCTAATATTTCTTACACAAGAATAGAAAATACGGCGTCACTTGGTTGTCCGGATGTGTTGGCGTACAACAAAAATAATGTATTTTTCACAATAGAGTTTAAAGTAACCAAACGTAATTCTGTTAGGTTCTCACCACACCAAATCGCGTTTCACGTGAAACATCCTATCAATAGTTTTATCCTAGTCCAGACCCCTGAAGCTTGCGGCTTGAAACTTTATGAGGGTAGAAGAATCAGGGAGCTTGTCGCTTGCGGCTTGGAGCTTGACGCTTGGGGCTTGGGGCTTGATGCTTGTCGCTCGAGACTTGAGTTGCTTGGGGCTTGACGCTTGAAGCTTGTTGCTTGAGGCCCGGACCAGTCGCACGCTCGCGCTCACCGTCGTGAGCTCTTAAGCTAATGGCCTGGTCCGATTGTGGGCTGTCAGTGCGCGATGACTGCACAGCCCTATTACGTAGCTTTCGTAATTCTTTGTAATACTTTGGATGTCTGAACATTAATGCTTGCCATAACTTATATTCTTTATATCACGGTTCCAGCATGCTCTGCAATCCCTGCATTCATTATTTTGTTGATCAGCTGGGCAGCTGTGCTGCCCATCAGTCTTAACAGTAGACGTCCAGGGCCAGAAAGAGACAGGGCCCTGATTGATCATATGAGAACTAAAACGAATAATTAAATTTTTCGGAACCTCTTCAGGTTTAACTTGTTTTAATATCTGAGCTTCACGCGTCGGGATCCAGTGACTGGTGTCTGGTGTTCCTTCACATACTTTGAAGATATTCTTAAGATGGTCCAATGATTGCAAGTCTCCGCTGTCGTGCCATCTAAATTCTTTGTGCGGTTTTATCAATTGTATCATCGCATCAACCCAGCCTGGGTGCTGTAATGCTTTTAATCTCCTGTTTAATGCTTCCTTAACATTTGAAAATCTATATCTACCCTTCAGAGCGTAACAGCCCTCACAAACTGAGCCCTTAACGTTGACAAGCTTTGACCCGGTGATGCATGCAGCAGCGGGAATGTTATACGCTGGCCCAGGCATCTTGCTTGGCTTGCTCAGGCCTCCGACAATTTTCTGTAATTCTTTCTTTAACATACCATCCTATATAATCCTTTATCCTTTCTTTGTCAAGCTTGAAGCTTGAAGCTTGGAGCTTGCGGCTTGCTGCTTGTTGCTTGCGGCTTTCTTCTTTAGAATGATTTTTAGAATCATTCTAAAGTGACCAATCAACGCCAGACTGTCTGTGTTCTAGCGGCGGCGGCGCGTTGACTGATCCCAGATCCTATATGCATTTTACTTTATCGATCGACACATAGGATCAGGGATCAGTTCTGGCTGTTCATTGCACGAAGACGGCATTGATGCGGTGTGACGTACAACACAACCAGAAGTTGTCCCAGCTAATTTGAGTTTTTAATTCCGTAATTAGCAAAAGGGAATATCTCCTATATAATACTTGACAGTCCCTTTGTCAAGTGTTAAAAATAAATTATTAACAGAAAGGCAAAAATGCAAACAAAAAAAATAACACTTAACGCAGAAAAGCGAAAAGTAATTGCTGACCAATTTCAATCTTTTTACGAAGATAAAGTAAAAGATAAATTGATACAAGCAAAAGAACAATACGACTTAATGAGAGAAAAAGCAAAAGAGCAAATTGAAAAGGTCGTAAGGTTTCATCAACCACAAAAAGATGTAGATACAATTAGGTCTATGATACAAAAATATAATAGAGCAGGTGGCGAGTTGTATGAGGATAATTGTTTCTATGTTCAAAGACCAATAACTAAAGTTGATGATGAGGGTAGAGAGTATCAAGCAGATGATGAAGTTCATGTAAGATTTGACATGGGTAGAAACTTTGCAAGAGCATATTATCGTGATGAGATAAAAGCAAAGGGATTAAACCCAGATTTTAAATTGTCAATCAATGATGACTACTCAAAAAGAAATCCAAAGTATTATAATGATGAAAGTAATTGTAATAAATTTTTAGGTTTCAGTACATCTTCAAATGATGATAAATCTATTACTACACCAAAAGAAAAATGGAATAGTGATTTTAAACTTTGGACTATTGGAACATCTTATTGTCATTCAAGACAATTCAAAGTTGATGAAAACACTTTGGAGTTTTTTAAGATGTATCAACAAAGCGCTGACAATGTAATTAAAGAACATCAACAATTATATTCTTATGTTGAGGGCAAAATGAAAACTTTAAGATTAGGTTTAAAATCTTATAGAACATTTGACCAAGCAAAAAAACTAGCCGATAAAGTTGGAGTTGTTTTAAATGAAACAATGATGAATGAAAGTTCTAGTTTAGCTTTATCAATCTATAGTCCAGATAATTTGGCAAGTTTATTGGAAGATAAACAGGTCTTAACTAGAGATGAAAAGATTGCTATTGCAAGAAATCAAATGCAACAAAGTGTAAATTAACACTTGACAGGGACTATTCTATAATATAGGATAGTCCCATAACAGAAAGAGAGAAATATGAAAACATTTAATATAACTTATTGGGCTTCTAAACATAAGAAGCATATAACAAGAAAAGGCACCCACAACGATAAGAGCAGATTTGGTAAAACCAAAAAAGGTATTCCATATTATGTCTATTATGATTTAGATGTAATGGGATATAGAACAGCAACAACAACTTGGAAAGTGAGGCACTAATGAGTGATTATAATTGGTGTCATGGTCCGAGTTGCCATGAAAATAGAACACAGGATAGAATAAGAGGTGTTAAAGGCTCAAAGGTTTTAAGGACTCGTAAGATTAAAACTTACAATGGTAATAGAGGTTTTTATAATTGGTTTTGTAGTCAATCTTGTGAACGAGATTTTTGTAATAAATATACTCAACAAATCATAGCCATTGCACCAAGGACCGAGGCTCTTGAAACACCTATAGAAGTAACCAAAGAAACAACACAAAATCATTGGGGTAGTTTTACAAACACAAAAATAACTGTTGACAACACTAGGACTAATAGTGTAGGATAATCCCATATGAAAACAAAAACAGAAAGAACAGAAGAAAGACGTAATAGATTTAATGGCGAGTCTATTATGTTAACCAAAGAAGAGGCAAGAAGACATGATTGTATTTTTCTTGCTGAACTTATGGCAACACTAGAAGACAAGAAACTTGGGCAAGGTGCAAGTAAACATTGGAAGATAATGCGAGAGCATTTAGATTGGTTTATGAAACACAATGCCAAAGCTTACATGGTCTTATTAGATTAATGTTATGAATGTATGGGCGCGACTCAAGTGTCGCCCATACACCCCGGGCCAGGGGTTACATGTGTTAGGGTTATGGTGCAGTATGCTGCTTAAACATGGACAACCAGACTAACTTAACCCAACACACCCAATAGAGGTACCAAGCGGTTTCCAAAATCCGAAACTTTTTTAATTATTAATTAGTATATATACAAAGGGGTCCCACAACCTACGGTTATATTGCTTGATTTTCATAGTCAATGCCGTTAAATTCATTTCGACTTAAAAACAACATGTAAAAAAATTTTACAAAAAATTTTTCGAAATGCAAATAGACTTAGAAAAAATAAATAAATTACCTCCTGACGTTAGAGATAGATTTAAAAAATTATTATTTAAATACAAAGAAGAAAACAAAAAAGAACTTGCACAGAAAGACTTTCTTGCATTTACAAAACAAATATGGCCTGAGTTTATTGAGGGATCTCACCACAAGATTATTGCAAAAAAATTTAATGATCTTGCAACCGGTAAAATAAAAAGACTAATAGTGAATATGCCACCAAGACATACCAAGTCTGAGTTTGCATCAACACTTTTACCAGCATGGATGATAGGTAAAAATCCAAAACTAAAAATCATACAGACAACCCACACAGGAGAACTTGCAGTTCGTTTTGGTCGTAAAGCTAAGACACTAATTGATTCTCCAGAATACCAACAAATCTTTAAAACAAGATTAAGAGAAGACAGCCAGGCCGCCGGTCGCTGGGAAACTGCTCAAGGAGGAGAGTATTTTGCAGCTGGTGTCGGAGGGGCTATCACAGGTCGAGGTGCTGATTTATTAATCATCGACGACCCACACTCGGAACAAGACGCACTCAACATGGGTGCATTAGAAAAAGCATACGAATGGTACACTTCAGGACCACGACAGCGTTTACAGCCAGGCGGAAAAATAGTTTGCGTTATGACACGATGGAACTTAAAAGACCTGACAGGAATTCTTATAAAGAACCAATCAGAACCCAAATCGGATCAATGGGAGTTGGTAGAGTTTCCGGCAATTATGCCGAGTGGTAAACCTGTATGGCCGGAATATTGGAAGCTAGAAGAACTCGAAGGAGTTAAAGCGTCCTTATCACTCGGCAAATGGAATGCACAGTGGATGCAGAATCCAACGTCTGAAGAAGGGGCCATACTTAAACGTGAGTGGTGGAATAACTGGGACAAGGACCATATTCCAAAACTAGATCATGTCATACAAAGTTATGACACAGCGTTTATGAAAAAAGAATCTGCCGATTTTTCTGCTATTACAACGTGGGGTATTTTTAGATTAAATGAAGATAGTCCACCACAATTAATATTATTAGATGCAATAAAAGATAGATTAGAGTTTCCAGAACTACGTAGAATTGCTAAAGAACAATACGATTACTGGGAGCCAGAGACTGTATTGATTGAGTCTAAAGCATCTGGACTACCGTTAACTTACGAACTTAGAAACATGGGTATACCTGTGGTGAACTACACACCATCTAAAGGAAACGATAAACACACCAGAGTTAATTCTGTTGCACCTTTATTTGAATCTGGTATGATATGGGCACCTACAGACAAACAGTTTGCCCAAGAGGTAATCGAAGAATGTGCTGCGTTTCCTTATGGAGATCATGATGACTTGGTTGATAGTACAACACAAGCTATTATGCGATTTAGACAAGGTGGACTAATTGTACACCCTGAAGATTATCAAGATGAAAAACGTGCGAAAACAAGATATAAATATTATTGGTAAATTATGAATGCAATATTAAAATTTTTACAAGCTGCTAGAAATCTAAAAAAAGCAGGTATTACAAAAGAACAAGTTTTAGAGTTTGCTAGACGTGAGTTTGGTAAAATTGAGGGATTACTTAAAAAACAAATAGATGACATATTCAAGAAGTCTGACACAGGCACCAAGCAACAAGGGACTAAAGGTGATGTTGTGCCTATCAAAAAAGAACAAGGCATCATGGCAACAGATGAAGCAGAAGCTATGAGTCCATTAGATACTTCAGAAAATGTTGCAGACGCAATGAGAAAATTAGAAAGTAAAAAAATGATGGACATGAACTTAAGTGAGTCAGCTATCATGAGAAGTGCTGTTAGAGAATTTTTATTTAGACAATTGAAAAAAGGTAAACTTGATATACCTGACGCTGGTGAAAAAGACACCATACTAGGTGTTAGAAGTGACAATGATCCAATAGATATATTTAGAAAAGCTTACGGTGAAGATGCATTAATAGCTGTTACAGATATCTTTGAACAATTTCCTGATCAACTTAGAGGTAGCACTTTTAAAGAAGTAGGAGATTCTTTTGAAAAACTATATAAGTTTAATAGAGGATTTGATTACAACGAACTTCCTGTTCCTAAGAAAAATTATGGTTATGATGAAGGTTTACAAACTGATGAAGAACTTATGGAAATGTTAAGAAAAGATTACAAAGAGAAAAAAACATTAGAAGACTTTGATCCAACAGACAGAAAGAAAAATTCAGACGGTGGCTTAATTAATATATTAAAATTATAATGAAGATTCACGAATACAATGAGATGATGGCGTACCTGTTGCGACCAAGACAGAAGTTTGCTAATGGCGGCAATGTTCTTCCTAAAAATATAAGATTAACTCCAGAGGGTCAATTTAGATTTTCAACTCAAGTGGGACCAAAACCATTTTCAAAAGTGTTTCCTAAAGGAACTAAACTAGAAGAAGTAGAAAAATTTAGAGATCAATATCTTGAACGATTTGGAATTAAAAAAGGACAACTAAGACAAGTTAATCCTGATAGAGGTAAATATGTAGGTGTTGAGGGTGAAAAACATATAAAATTTAATGGTGTCACTTATCAGGTTGCAGTTCAAAGAATGAAAGATGGAAAGATGGTAACTGAAAAACCTTACTATACAACAGACTTAGATGATGCAATAAAAGTTAGAGATGAAAGAGTTACAAAATCTCCTCCTAAAATAGAAAAAGGAGTTTTTAATCCTGACAGAGAAAAACAACAAAAAAAAGTTGAAAAAAGAAGAGCACAACAAAAATTACAAGAAGGCAGACTAATAAAGTATAAAGCTCCTAAAGGATATCAAGTTCATCACATAATGCCTCTTGCAGGTTACAGAGACATGACTGACAAAGACATAGCTGTAATTAGCGCTGAGATGAATCAGGAGATAGCACAATTTGATAAGCCAATTAACAAATTAGTTAAAGAAGCAGAAAATTTAAATTTTGATGAAACAAAATCTCTTTCAAGATTGCAAGAAATAAATGAAGAGTTAGCAGAAATTGTTAAAAAAGCAGAAAAAAAATTAGGTCCCAAATATAAAGGTTTAATTGGTTTTAACAAACTTACACCAGTGCTTGATACATTTGATGATAAAGGAAGACAAGTTTTTAGTGCTGAGCCAGTAGGTATTGATTATTCAAAAACAGTTGGAGGTAAATCTAAAAAAGCTACTAAGATAAAAGACATATCAACAAAAGAACTACAAAAATTAGTTGCTGAGGCACCTACTTTTGGATCAAATCTTGCCTTTGGTAAAGCTTTAGGATCAGCATTAAAATATGTGCCTACACCTGCAGCCACAGTTGGATTAAGCGCAGGCTTTGGTATTGATCCAGAATCTTCTTTAGATAGAACTATTTTAGGAACAGAACTTGCAGCAGCACCAGCATTAGTAAAACAATCTAGTAGGATCACATCTAACCCTTTGTTAAGAAGAGTATTAAATTTAGGATTGAGTCCGCAGATGGCAATGCGTGTAGCAAGAGCTGCATCACCAATAGGTATTTTATCTTTACTTGGTGAAGCTGGTTATAATTTAGGAAAAGAAGCAATGAAAGAACAGGACAGAATTAATTTAATGAGAGAGACTGATCCAGAAGCATATCAAGAATATCTTGCAGAACAGGAAGATCTTTTAGGAGAATCTGCATGATAGGTAAAAAGTCAGGACCACCACCAAAAAGAGGACCCGTATCACAGGGGTTGAATATTAATTATAATGCTGGTAAGACAGTAAAACTGGAGAAAACAAATGGCAGAAATAGACAAATCTTTACCAAACGTAAAGCAGTCAATAAATATACCTAATCCTGAAGAACTACAGGTAGAGTTACAAGAGGAACAAAAAGAACAAGATCAACCTATCGACGTTCAACAAAACGAGGATGGCAGTGTTGATATAAATTTTGATCCTAACTTGGGAAGTCAAGAACAAGGTAACGATCATTTTGCGAACTTAGCAGAATTATTACCAGAAAATGTATTAAGTCCAATTGGGCATGAACTATACGAAAATTATCAAGACTACAAAAGTTCTAGAAAAGATTGGGAACACTCTTATACAAAAGGTTTAGATCTTTTAGGATTTAAATATGAAGAGAACTCCGAACCATTTAGAGGAGCTTCAGGTGCAACTCACCCAGTGTTAGCAGAAGCTGTTACACAGTTTCAATCATTAGCTTACAAAGAATTATTACCGGCACAAGGTCCAGTTAGAACACAGATAGTTGGAATGCCAACTCCCGACAAAGAACAACAATCCATAAGAGTAAAAGAATTTATGAATTATCAAATTATGAGTGACATGAAAGAGTATGAGTCTGAGTTTGATCAAATGTTATTTTATTTACCTCTAACTGGATCTACTTTTAAAAAAGTTTATTACGATGAAATTATGCAGAGAACAGTTTCTAAATTTGTTCCTGCTGATGACTTAGTTGTTCCGTATACGGCTACCTCATTAGACGATGCGGAAACAATTATTCATGTTGTTAAAATATCAGAAAACGAATTACGAAAACAACAGGTTGGTGGTTTCTACAGAGATATAGAATTAACACCAGGACAAGACAATGAATCAGAGTCAGACAAAAAAGAAAGAGAGTTAGAAGGTGTAAGTAGAACAAGAAATCAAAAAATGTTTACACTTTTAGAATGCCATGTAAATTTAGATATAGATGGTTTTGAAGATTCAGATGGTGCAGGTGAGCCAACAGGAATTAAATTACCATACATAGTAACTATTGAAGAATCATCT